ATGAGGCGCGTGCTGCTGTATATAAAACTGTAGTAAATAGTACTTTAGATCCTGTTGCTGCTGCTAATGCCGATGCAATTCTTCGCGCGGATCAAGCAGATAAAATGATAACGGATTTTGGTGGCAAAGAAGCTTATCAAAAGACAATGACTGGATATTTTAACACCTTTTATTCAGACAAAGAAAAGGTTGCATTAAACTTAAAATTAGCAAAAGAGCAATTAGAAAAAATATCAAAAGATACTGGCTTAGACGGTACAATGATAGACATTACTAAAGATACAAAATTGCAAGACAAAAAAGATGCATATAGAAAAATTACAGACGAGGCATATGCAGCATATCAAGCTAATCCTACTGATGCTAATCGTATACGATATTTTAAATTGGTAGATGAGTCTGCTTCGTATATTAGTAATGTATCTACGGCAATAAATGCACAAAAATATCAAGCAAATCCAGTCGATGCTGCTACACAAAACGCAAATCTTCAAGCTTCACTTAACGCAATGGCAAATGTTGGTGTAGGATCATCTGGCATAGTTAGTGCAGCCGATATTGCTGGTGCATCAATTACTGGAGCATCATATCTAGGTAAAGGATATAATGTATCAGAAAACGTTGCTGCTGTTACGGGTGGAACAGGAACTGGTGGCATTACTGTTGTTCCTGTTTATGGATCAGTAATACCAGGAACAAATGGCGGAATGAATGTGGCTACAAATGGTGGTTCTACAGGAACATTATTTGCTCCTACAACATATGTTGATAATACTTCTACTAGTTCTACTAACGTTAATGCGGGTGGTAATGATGGTGTGAGAGATACGTATTCACATCCTATTCTAGGTAGTACTGAACGTTCAATCTCTTCAACATATAACTACAACTATTTGTATAGATAAAAAAATGGAACCCTAAGGTTCCATTTTTATTGAGTGGGACTAGATTTTAGTCTTCAGCTAACTTCTCAAAGTAGCTAAGTCCGTCATCATCATCTTCTTGAACAACTTGAGAAACAGTCTTAGCTTTAGGCTTGAATGCTTCTTGCGCTGGTGATTGCTCACGGCTTGTTGCTGGTGCAATAGCCGGACGCTCAACGTATCCATCTAAGCCAAGAACTTTGTTCAACTTAGTCTTTAGTTCGTCATAAGACTTGAAATTGGATTCAGATAGAAATTCACCAAGCTTGTATTCAGAATTCCAAATACGTTCCATGTGATCTTCATCTCCAGAAACTGGACCATCTTTATCAAACTCCGACTTGTCGTAGTTCTGATAGCCTTCAACTTTACGAATCTTCAACTTGAAGTTAGCGCCTGTCCATAGGTCGAACGGGTTGCGTGGCTCTTCATCTGGGAACTCAGGATTCATCAAGTCATTCAACTTGTCGAAAATCTTCTTACCAAATTTGAACAAGAACACTTTACCGTCATTGTCTGGATTAGCTGGATCGCTTACAACATAGATGTTTGCAATATACGAAAGCTTACGCTTTTGCTTACGTGCAACTTCTTTATCTGCATCACTGCCTGTATTCCACAGAAGTGTGTTGAACTCTGAAACTGGATCCTTCTTGTTGAGGGTAGTCAAAGAATTTTCGATGTACCATAGTCCTGTAGTAGGACCTTGGAATGAGTGCGAGAATGTTTGAACCCAAGGCATGTCTTCACCTTCGGGTGCAGGAAGAAAGCGAATTACTGCGAATCCGTTGCCTGCTTTATCTACTAGGGGTTTCCAAAAACGGTCATCGATATACGATTTCTTTTCTCCGTCTTTGCTGCTGAGTTTAGAGACTTGTGCTGTCAATGTCTCCATGTCTTTGTTGCGTGATTTTTTCAAATCTGCGAATGATGTTGCCATATGTATTTCCTTGTATGTTGTATGTTGTATGTTAAATATATTTTCTTGTCCACTTGCTTCATGATGTACTAGTATATAGTATATCAGAATTCTTCACATTAGTCAATAGCACACACACCACTTTTTCTCTTTTAGGTGCCTTTGCTGTTGAAACTAACTCATTACTACTTCGCGCAGTGCGCTTTTCATCTTGACCGTATCGTACCTTAAAAAGGGCTGGTATTTTTTGCATAGCTTGCTTACCTCTCTGTATATAGGATCGTGAACCATTGTATCATAACGTTTGTTAAAATGCAAGATAGAATTCAGAATAGATAGTGTCTCTAAGCTGATTTCATGTCGCAAGTACTTCTTGATGATCCGTGGATGATCTCCACTTCTCGCTTCAAAAAATTCATTTAGTTCTTCAGGAGTAAGTCCTGATAGAAAGTCTATTTCGTTCTTGAACAAATACGTCAAAGATTCTTGACGCTTCTTCCAATCTTTATATCGTTCTTCACATTCCTCTGATAGGAGTTCTCCTACCCATATCTTAGCATCAATCAGAAAGTTTGCTACTAGAAATTCTTCTAAGTATTCATCTTTTCTATTGCCAAGTCTAGCAAAAAATAACTTGTCTTTTCTCTTCATGAAAGAGTCGTAGGTAACATTAACCTTTTTATTGTACTTGAACCAGTCATAGCTATCTCTAGTGAAATGATTCTTTATTCCTAAATAATATTTGTATGCGTCTATTGCATCCATTTTCATTAGTCGTTGACCTCTTCAATCTCAATGTCACCTTGGATGATAACGTCTGAGTCTAAAATTGTCCAACCATCATCATCTAAATTACCACCGTCTTCTAAGAATTCTTCAATCGCTTCGATATCTTCATCTGACATATTTTCTGAGTATGTGTATTCTTCCCAACATCCATCTTCTGTGCTAAAGTCGATTACATCAAATTCTTCATTCAAAATAATTTCATCATCTTTACCTGATAGATACTCTTCAATAGTAACATCAGGCATTGGATCAACAAAAAACTCACCCCAGCGCCAACCAACTTCTTGGCATATTCGCATGTCACCCTTGACCCAATATGTATTGTCTAAGACAGATTTTTTAGTTGACGGTGTAATTTTCCATTTCATATATTAGTCCTCGAGTTCTACAGGTAGTCGCGCCTTAGGTGTAATCATTCGAGCTTTCATAGCTTCGCCCTCAAGTGCAGTCTTCATCCTAGGCGTAATCAATGAAGCTGCCGTTTCTACCTCAATGTTCTTTTTGCTGCAAAATTCTAGAATAGCATCAATAAGAGGTATCGGATGCTTATCTTTTTGGATCTGTTTTATTTCAGCTTCAAATTCCTTCTGCGTCAAAATCTTTAAATCCATAATTAATTCCTTTTATTTCATCCGATAAAATGTGTGACCTTCAATAGTCGCAATCTTAGTAACAGTACTAACCCAGATAGGTTTTATGTTGTTAGCATGGAAATGTGTTGCGCCTTCTAGAATATCTATTATATCATTTCCTGCGGCTTTTGTCAATAGTAGATTAGCGACACGATACGATTCTTTCCACATTTTACTATCAGAAGGTGGAGCCGCGCTCTTAGCTGAGTACCAAGAGAATTGTGACTGCTGAGTAACAACATCACGGATGTTTTTTGGAAAACGCTTGTCGTGAAGCCTATTTAGTGTAACTACACCAACTGCAATCTTTCCGATTAGTGGTTGATTGCCTGCTTCGTAATAGATGTTCATTGCCATCCAATATACGTCAGACTTACTTGAGTCTGCTGATAATTTAATTGTATTTGTGCTGGCATAGCTTGTTGAGGATGCCATTAGTACACACAAAAATAATGAAGATAGTAAAGCCTTGATAGCTTTCATATCATTTCCTTTCGTTGTGGTTTTGAAATATCCACCTCAGGGTGGACATTTATTTAGACTGCATTTTTTCTACGTAATCTGAACATATACCAAAACAGTTGGTTGGTAGATTTTTAAATTCAGGATCAAGCAATTCTGGTAGAACTGCTATGCTACGTTGAGTTAGTTCTTTGCCTGGATAAGTCCAGATAAATTTATTGCTTGTTAAAGTGAATTGGTCTTTTTCATGCCAGAAATAGCACAGCCCGGTGGTATCAGTTAGCCAACGTAATGCCGATAAATTTTTGGCATGTATCCACAGTCCAAAATTATTTAAGAATGATTTATCAACTGCATAGTCTGGTCTATCGTGTCCTAAATAAAATTCAGAATTAACTAACCAAAGATCAATTTCACAATCAAATCCTAGAGACAGTGCCAATTCAATTTGTTCGGGACGATTCTCAAGGTTAACATCTGGACCATTAAGTAG